ATACTACTTGGTCAGAAGTCATTGGCATTTCAGCTCCCACCATTCTTAAGAAACCACCTAAGGTCCTGTTTCCATAACGCTCTACTTCAGCTTCATAGATTTCTGGTAAGTACTGCTGTGCGAAATCATTCGTTCCATCAGTAAAGTTTAAATAATTACCCTCTAGGGCTTGTTTTTTTTGCGTTGGTTTTAAGCTTCCAAACGCTGGACTTACATTTGCCATAATTTTAATTTTTTTTAGTTAAATTTTTTTGTTTTTATTCTAATTTTAGAAGAGTCAGGACCACTTATTGACTTAACTTTTATTCCGTTTACAAACTCACCCGACCCAGTTTGTCTTGGCCCTGTGCTTGGATTTTTAGAATTACTAACTATTTCTTTAGTAGCATCTGTTTTTCCTTGTTCATAAAAATGATTAATAATCTTGTCAGCATTTGAAGCGATATAAATAGCCTTGTGATAACCTTTTGTATCTTTTATATTACCGCTATCGTCAAGAAACTTTCCTACGAAATTGTTAATACTAGATTGGTTTTCTGCAACTTTACCGGGATCTTGTAAACCATACCTAAACTTTTTTTCACCAACATTGAAGTCAAAACCTTTGAACTCCTTAGTAAAATAATCGTTAGTCTTTGATTTAAAATCCGAATGCTGTTGCTCAGCTACTTTCTGATCTTCTTGGTATCGGTTGAAAAATTCTGATGCTTTTTGTTGTTCCTGAGTAACGCCGGGTCTCAACTTGATTTCGTCGTAATATTTACTCTTGGTTTTTTCCAAAAAGCTTTTAGCTTTTCCAACTTCTTCTTTAAACGCAATTTTCTTTTTGCGTATATCTCTATCCTCGTCTATATCCTCGTCGTAATCGTAGTCCTCTAATAGTAGGCTAACGTCATCTGATTCTAGATAAGGTTTTGTTTGTTTATAATATTCTTTTAAAAGAACTTTGTCATCAACATTTGAATAATCCGCATTTAACCTAACATAGTCTTCCATAGACCCACCGGTTTCTTCCATAAAGGTAACTAGCTTGTCAATGTTTTCAGGTAGCGCTCTTTGTTCTACAACCGGTTGCTCCGTAATTTGTGCGGGAGCAGCTTCAATTATTTCCTCTTCTTCTTCGTTAATTTCTACTAACCCATCTTCAGCAGATTCTTGCTCTTGTGTTTCACCAACCAAAACAACGTCTTCTTGAACGTTATCCGGTATTACTACCTTAGTAGGCTCGTCAATTACTTGTTCTTTAACTTCATCTATGTTCACTTTTACAGGCTCACTAGATTGATTGCCTAATTGCTTAGGGCTTTTTTTCTTGGATTTAATTTTAAAATCCCCTTCTTGTTTTACTTCTGACATAATATAATATAATTAAATAATTGTTTGTAATCTTACCTAGGCCCGAATTGTTCTAATCCAAACCCGCCTAATACATCATTTCCTGATGATTCAAAGTCCTTAGGTAAACCATCTGTCTGTCTTTGATTTATTAATTCAGACTGCTGTGTACCTTGCATTTTTATTCTTTTATCTTTTCTATCTTCTATTTCTTGCTCTTTTGCTTGCAAAGCTCCCATTTGAGCTTGAGCTAACTGTACGTTGTATTGAAATTCTTCAGCCATCAACTCTCTTTTTATTTGAGCTTCTGTTTGCATTCTCTCTATTTCAAACTGTGACTTAGCTTGTTCGATGCTAACTTTTTCAGCAGTCAATGCTTGTTGCTTTTGCACTTCAGCCATTGCGGCTTTTTCAGCTGCTTCTGCATTTGCTTGCGCTTGTGCTTGAATATTAGCTTGTTGCTGTTCTTGTTCTCTTTTTATTTTCTGAGTTTGTCTAAGCTTCAAGAATTGGTTAGCTAATTTTATATTTTTAATTTGTCTAATATCAATAGCATCAGATAATGCAATAGCTTGCGTTTGTAAAGCAACTTGTATATTTTGTTCTAATAAAGCTTTTTCTTCTTCTTCTGGTTCTAATTCTAAATAAATACCAAAATCATGTAACTGTAAATTCATCAACTCCTCAAGAGTCTTAGTATTAAATGTACTTATAGCGTTAGTCAAAGCGTTTTCTGTTAAAGGGTTTTCAATAACATCAGCAACTTTTAAACTAATGTTTTCACAAGTTCTAATTGTTAAGTATAATAATGAATCTAATATATGTTTAGTAGCTATATTAGAAGCATTGGCTGCTATTTTCTGTAAACCTACTAAAGAATCTTTCATTGGAGCACTTCCGTCTCTTGCTTCATTTAAACCGGTTACGTCTCTTATCATTTGTAAATAATACTGATACGTACCTATTAAACTTTGTATTTTTGCTTGACCGCTTGAAGATGATAATTCTTGAACAGGTATTTTACCTCTATTTAATTCACCATCCTGTGTTAGTGATCTACCTACAACAGATCCTGTTTGAAAATACATATTCAATGCCTCTGCTGGATTGTAAGTTGTTCCATTACCTAAATCAACTTCTGCTAAACCATCCATATCTAAGAATACACCATCGGGTACTATTCTAGACATTACTTGTTGTAGTTTTAAATGCGTTATTTGGATCATATCCGCAAAGCTAGTTATTTTACTAACAACAGATTCTATACGTCCTTTATATATTCTAGGAGCAGATATACAATAGTTCATTAAAACTTTTGTAGTATCAGCCGTTGGCCTTGTCATATTTTCAGCTAGTTTCCAATCTAACATAATATTTGTGCCTAATACTTTTGCTCCTGAGTATAAAACTTCTATTGTTCTTGATATCTTTTCAAAGTTATCATTTATAGGTGGATTAAATGTATCAGACTTTTCTAATGTTTTTTCTAAGCCTTGATCTGTTTTCTTTATTTTAAATACCTGATCTGAATATGTTTTGTATTCAAAGTATAAAACCTGAATAGTGTTAGCATCGTAATTACCCCAATTAGTAACATACTGAGAATTACCCGGCATATCTTGTATTCTTTCCAATTCATCCGGGGTTAGTGATGGAAATTGCTTTTTAAGTTCTGATAATGATATAGATTTTACTTCACCTACATAATACACATCTTCAAAATTTGGATCTTCCGTATATGAATAAATCATATTAGCTGGATCCACATAATCTACAGTTATACCCTCGGCTTTATTAAAGGATGTTTTAGAGGCTCCAATACCTATTATTGTTAAATCCTGAGCTAATCGTTTTTTAGTCTCATTATACTTGTTAAAAGATAATACATTATTTATAACCTCTTCTTCTGCAATTTCAACATTTTGTTTAGTTGTCATTTGTAAATGAACATCTAACTCTTCTTGGTTTTCAGGTAAACTTTCTAAACTTCCTGTTAAAGAAAAATCCATACCTAGGTTTTCTTTAATATTAACAAGAGCTTCTTTGGTATTCATATCTCTTTCAACTGCAGCAGCATAGTCTGTTCTTTGTTTTACAGAAAAAGGATCTTGTGCAAAAGCGCTAATGTCATAAGACTTGTTAGACATGCCGTTTGCAACAATATCAACAAACTTAGATATAACTGGTATAGGTTTCCAATCTAAATTAAGATAAGACAAGTCACCATTTATAGATAATTCATCTTTGTATTTTTGTACTGACTGTTCGCCTCTGGCGTATAAACGTAGTGTGTGAAAACTATTCCAATTGTTTAAATATCTATTACCATTACCTCTTCCTTGATTGAACCACTCTTGTTCAATAGCTCTAGAGACTTGTAAGCCATAATCGTAACTAGCTTTTACTTCGTCGCTAACAACTTGGTTAGGGAAAGAACTATCAGTATTTGTTTGTATTTTCATTTATCTTAATATTTTAGACATAGAACCTCTATTATCATATCTTTTAATTCCTAAATCGTAAACCTTTTTTTGCACCGGACTAACTGGTGAGTATAAATTTTTATTACAAGCCATTATTGCTAAGCCAGAACTTATAGAAGCATCATGCTTTGTTCTGTTATTTATATTAAATTTTCCCCAATCTTCTAATGTTCTTTGAAAGTACATATCTCCATAGCCTGATTCTGTTTGACCAACACATGTTTCAATGTATGATTCTATGGCAGCAGCGTGTGCTTGCTT